TGTAACTTTGCTTTAGGCCATTTTAAAGATGATATAGGGCTTCTTGAGAAGGCTATTAACTATTTGAGGAAGCATTAATGTACGTATATCAACAAGAAGACAACACAGTCGCCACTTGCTCAAAGCAATCTAGCATCCCTGAAGGTGCAACATGGAAGGAGGTGGAGTCAGTACCTGATAGAGCCTTCCGTAGCGCATGGCGCATCACAGGTGACGCGGTGGCAACTGATTTACCTTTAGCAAAGGAGATTGCACATGAGTTACGCAGAGCAAAACGAGAAAAGGACTTTGCACCTCACGATGAAGTCATAATGAAGCAGATACCAAGCCAAGACGCAACACAAGCTGAGTCTGATCGAGTAGCTATACGTGATGCTGATGCAGTGGTACAGACGGCGATTGATGCTTGTACAGATGCCACTGAATTACTTGATATTCATATAACTGAGGGACTATAGCTATGGCTTTATTTGTAACTCAAGCGTTAACTTTTATATCCTTAGTCTTGGTATTGTTGGCTACCTACATGGTCTATATTTTTAAAGTAAAGAAAGCATCATTTAAAAACTGGAAAGATAACGAAGGTAGGGAGTACGCAGATAATAGTATGTGGGGATCAGCAAAAGAAGATAACCAAGTACGAGAAAATAAAGCTAATACTTGTGTTTACGTAAATGATTTTAGAACTATAAGGAAAACAACAATTCGCTATATTACGTTACTTCTCCTTAACAAAAAACTTACAATAAAAGATTTAAACTACCCAAAATATTGGATCGACAAAGGATTCCAGTAGTGGCAAAACCAGAAGATAAAGTAAAGTTTGCTGGCAAGAATGCATTTGGTCAATCGTGTTTCCAGTACATGCCTGATGGTAAACGCTATTGCGGTAACAAAGCTCGTGAGCGAGCCATCAAACAAGGTTACGCAAAGCAAAATAGTGTAAATAAGTTCCTTGACGGGACGACACCTTCTTAACTCCCCTGTAACTTCTCAATCACCTATGAAAAGACTAATTGATACCATCAAACCGAGTGAGGCTGTTAAGTCTCTGGAAGAATTAAAAGGCTCATTAGCTTGGGAGTTGATCGAAGAATCCCTTATGTATGACTCCAACAAGGCGGTAGATGATATGGGTTCCGACCCAACAATGACCGACCGAGAAATACATTTTCGCCGTGGAGCAATCCACGCATCTCGTAATTTTAAGAATGTTCCAGAGGTGCTACTCCGTTTCTTCTTAAATCAACAAGCCCTGCAAAGGTCAGACGCAGCAGACGCAGCTCTCACAGGAAATATTAAATGAACCAGCAAAACCCAGAACAAATAGCTCAAGCAATGTCTGCCATGTCCGGCGGTAAACTTGGCCCTGAACCAACAACAGCAAAAGCCCCAGCACCACAGGAAAGTGTTGTTCCCGTTATTGACAAAGCAACGACAAAAGGCGCACCAAAAACAGAAGCAGACAACGCTCAACTACCACCAATTATGTATAAAGTTAAGTTTGGTGAAGACGACGAACGTGAGTTATCTGAAAAGCAGATCACAGGAACATTTGAACGCTACGGCCAGATGAATGAAATGAATTCGGCTATGCGACCTATCCTTGATCTAGCCAATGGCGCAATGAAAGCAAATCCTGGCCTAACACCGGAGAAGTTTGCGCGGTCTTTAATCGAGATGGCGAATCGACATAATCCACAAATGGGTGGTGAAGATCAGCGACCTAACAAGCAGGGCGATCAAAAGCCCATGCAAGCTGATGACATATCAAAACAGTTTGAAGCATGGGAAAAAGACAATGCAGCATCGCTACCCCCAATGTACAAAGAAATGCTTGAGGGTAACAAGAACACTGGAACTCAGATGATGCAGATGATGCAGATGATGCAACAGGTTCTTGGTCGCTCACAAGGTATGCTCGATGTAGGTAAAGGTGCGGCAGAACAGGCTGGACAACAAAATATATCTAACGCAAAGCAGCGTGTAGCAAACAACCTTTCACGAGTGCAACAAAAACTAGGTCTACCGGACGAAGCCGAAAGCGATTTTATGATGTTCGCATCAGAGCGTGGCTACACAATGGAAGACTTCCTTGATCCCGTCCTCACTATGCGCGTTGCTCAGGACTTCAAGAATGGTACGCAAACAGGCGAAGTAGATCGACTACGTGAGGTTCAAACTCGCCGTCAATCATTTACTGGTACGCCGCCACAACAACCATCAGGCGGAATGAGCGCAGCGCCAGTCGCAGGTAACGCACCACTCGACGCAATGCTCAGTCGTAAATTCGCGGAATAATTTACTCATCGGACTTCCCTAAGTCCAACTCCTCTTAGCCCTGCCCAATAAGCAGGGCTTTTTTTATGACGGGACGATTAATTTATACCCGACCCTTACACTTCAACCATACCAGAAGTCATATCTAGCTTAAACGGTGTCGAGACTATCCACCCAAGCCATGAGAAGGACAGAAGGTTCCTTGCGAAGCAAATGCCGCAAAGACCAATTTATCTTTTCTTAACTCTCATTTTCGAGGAATTTTGTTATGCCTGTATCAGGAATACAAGGTCTTCGCGGCACTGGAACTTTTAGTACCGACTTTAGACCTACGAACTATCGTGAGATGTTCACACTTTTAGAACCTAACGGCGATGCACCATTAAACGCATTGTTGTCTATGACTTCTTCCGAATCATCTGATGATCCTAAATTCAACAACTTTCGTGACGAGTTGCCTGAGCGTGTTATGCAGATCAACGGCGCTATTGTTAGCACCGCTGGAACTGTACAAGTGCTAACTCTGGACTCAAGCGCAGAAAACTTGTTTGCAATTGCAGGATCGATCTTAGTCAACTCCGCAACTGGCGAGGTTATGCATGTAACCACTACAGCAACAGCAACTACTGTATCAGTACAACGTAACATCGGTGGCACAGCACACGCCATTCTTGATAACGCCGTACTTTATGTAGCTGGCTTTGCAGCAGCGGAAGGCGCGGATACACCTGAGCCTATCTCGTTTGACTCAACCGTAGCATATAACGTGACGCAAATTTTCCGTACTGCGTTCTCTGTCTCACGTACGTTGAAGAATTCACATCTTCGTACTGGCGACAAGGAAACAGAGTCAATGGAAAAAGCGCTCAAGCTACACATGAGCGACATTGAACGAGCTATGTTATTTGGTGTTAAGCACGTTGAAAATCCAACTACCTCTTCACCCACTCGCTTTACTGGCGGCGTGACTAACGAGATCACTGGTGTTTACAACGTAGCTGCGTCAGAGATTAATGCCGTAGCAAGCACCATGACGGAACAAGAATTTGATAACTTCTTAATCGAGACTGTATTCGCATACGGATCGAAAGAGAAAATCTTCTTCTGTGGCGCTAAAATCGCTGGCCATCTGCAAGCCATTGGTAAAAACCGTTGGTCTCCTACGCAAGTAGAAGGATCATACGGCGTGAACTTCGTTCGCTACCAGACTTTCGCAGGTGACCTGTTGGTTCACGTTCACCCACAGTTCCGTCAAATACCAGCAATGAACAGCGCTGCTGTCATTCTTGACTTCCCATTCCTCAAGTACCGCTATTTGGATTCGTCCGATACGCAAATCTTGATGGATCGTCAAGGTAATGGTGAAGATCGCAAGAAGCACGAGTACCTTACTGAATGTGGTCTTGAATTAACTCAAGACAAAGTACATCAGTACATCAAAGGCTGGACTACTTTAGGTTAAGCCCGTCGAGGCTCCCATAACGGGAGCCTCATTTTTGATTAAGAGACACGCATGGTAACTATAAAGAAATCAGCACTAGAGATAAAAGTAGAACCCGTTTCAAAATACGTGATCTACCGTAGCCGCCAAGAAGAAGGTGTTGAATTTAAGATACGCGGCATACGTGCAACTCAATCTCACGAGCATGGCGGCCACCTAGAATGGAAAGTCCCTGTCGGCATAGCCGATTTATTTGATATGAATTACCACGTAACTCGTGGACGAGTGGCGCGTGTATAACGATGCCATCTATCCTCCCAACTATATCAAACGATTACTCACCTCTTCGTGAGTTAATCAAACGCGCCATCCGCCGATTTGGTGATTTCTCAGCAGCGTCCATTGACGGTGATGTTGAGCTTATGTTCATTGAATTTGCTAACCAGATAGTTGACGACTACACAGAACACCCTTATTACGATGGCCGAGAAAACGTAGGCTACTACATCAGCGTAGATGAGCAGCGCTCAATCCAAGACCCAATCATACTGGCTGGTCTAATCGCTCACTATAGCTTTCAACAAGCCTCTGAGAAAACTCAAGGCTATCAAGCACTCTATTACAAAACTCTAAATCAATTAACGTGGAAAGCCCTTAACGGCAACACACCAATTGAAATAAGACCGACCGATGGCGGTTCCAATTTATCCAAGTCATACATAACAAATGTTACTAACGGCTTGAAGAAAGCGCCACCCGTCTAATGGCTAGCACACGATCCAACCCAGCCGTATCAATAAAGTCACAGATAATCTCAAACTTTATTGGAGTTGATTCAAGTGCAGACGTAACCGCACAAGATCGAAGTGACGCCCAAAGCCTAGATATTTGTAACAATGCTTATTGTGATTGGCGTGGCCAGATCACACGTAACCCTGCTGCATTATTAGCGATCGATGAAACCTATCCGGTTACACACATTAGGTTTTATACCTCTAATGAAGATGTCGCTAATGTCGTTTACGCTGTAGACAATGGCGATTCAGTAACGCTCAAGTCAGATGCAAAACACGAACTCAATGATGCGTACAGCGCAGGTTCAGTCGTTAGCTCTACTGTATTCAATGACAAAGTACACTTAACCTCACAGACAGGGTTTATTTATTCTTACAATGGACTTACGTACACAAAAAACACATCCAGCTCTATTGCTTTATTGTCACCAAAATACATTGCATCAGTTCAGCGTAGGCTTTGCGTAGCAGGGCTTATCGGTAAGAGAACCGCAGTCCAACTTTCTCGTGTAGATTCAAGTTCAGTATTTCCTGACGATGAATCATCAATTGATGAAAATGTGCTACGCGCAGGTCAGATAGATATCGGAAACCTTATCGGTACTGCTGATGAGATTAAAGGTATCTCCGCATTCGAACAGCGCTCTCTTGCAATATTTACTAGGAACAAATGCATTATCTATACGATTGATCCAGACATTGATCAATGGATTATTGATGGCCGCGCCAACATTAATATTGGAACCATCTCACACAACACAATCAAACAAGCAGGAACAGACCTTTTATTCTGTTCAGAGCGTGGCATCCACACAATTGCACGATCACGAGACAACGGTATTTTAGTATTTGCAAACGTACTATCAGCCAGCATCGATCTAACGTATCGAGCCTTAATAAAGCAGGTCAAAAACAAAGAAGCGATTAGCGCGGTATGGGAGCCTGAAACCTCTCAGTACCATGTCTTTTTTCCAATTACTTCTACGATCTCAAAAAGGCTGACGCTGACGCTAACATCAGCAGAGACTAACCCTAACCGATGGTCAACGGGCGATTACTTAAACGCTTTCTGTGGAGACTCTATCGGAGATCGCACCGTCCTTGGTTGTCGTGGTGGTGTGTATGAAGTATTTGATGTTGAGGATAGCAATAGGAATCTCGCTGACAACGTGATGACTATTAAAACGCCTATCCTTTGGCATGGATCGATGACTCAAGATAAATCAACTCACTCATTCTTCATTCATGCATCCGGTAAGGGTGACATTCTTGTAGAGATTTTCAACGAGAAAGATCAATTGCTATCCGCTTTTCCTCTTGAGATTGAAGATGACAGTGATGGTTCTTTTCCTAATAACCCAATTAATCGTCAGTACGACCGCAAGTTTGAAGCCATTTACCGTGGCCTTCGAGTGAAGCTGACTTCCCAAGGCAAAGGTCTGGTGCGTGTAAGTGCCATCGGATTCAACGTGAGAAAATAGAATGAGCAGATTACGTCAGAACAACTCTCAGAACTACACTTCATCAGGCAACGTAAACGCTGAATTTGAAAACGTAGTTCGATACTTAAATGCGGCGGAATATGGTAACAAAACTATCTCTGAATTAATGGCTTTGTGTTTTGATTCTACTGGTACGTTCGATGCGAAAGTACAATTACGCCTCGACGCTTCATCTGGTATTCAATACCGATCCGGCACATACACTGATACAGAAGAAGGTTGGACAATCGTAGTTCCTGTCGCAGACATACGCGGCGCTACAGGGATTGATTATGGGTTAATTGGCGAGCCAATTTTCAACTCAAGATTTCTATACACCGCTACTGGCGCTGTAACAGAGATAGATATTCCGCATGACACAACAAGTATGTTAATGGTCTATAAAGACGGATTGCTTCTTGCTGAAGGATCAGGCGCAGACTACACAAAAGATAGCACTGACGGTACTGCATCAACAGGCAGCATTACTTTTAATGTAGCGCTTTCTTCTGGGGATAACGTAACAGTCTTCAAAATTGAATCGGGTAGTGGCTATGACTTTAGAAGGACAGATATAACAACAATTGGCGCACAGGCAAACTTTAGCTTTGTGTTCGATTCTACAGACGCAATTCAAGTTTACAAAAATGGGATACTCCAGAGGGCTGGTGGTGCAAATGATTATGTACTGGACGAGATTAATAACTTAATTATCTTTAACTTGTCAGTTCCAACAGCTAATGATGTTTCTATTATCGGTACTGGCCCCGTAGATTCAAGGGTTGTGACAGGCTTAATGACTGAGGCCACGTATACTGATATTAATGGCTACATCCCATATACAAAATTAGTTCTTACAGATAATCAAATCCCTACATCAAAAGTGGACGGCCTAGCAACTACGCTAGCCGCAACACCTAGTATTGGAATTAGCGCATCAACACCTAGTCCTGCCACTCGACTTTGGCTTGACACATCTACTAACCCAAACCAGTTAAAGTTCTACGATGGCGTTAATTATATAAGCGCTAACCCTGCGTCCTCTATCCCTACGTTTGATTCTAATTCTGCTTTGCAATACTTGAAAGTAGATGCAACTGGAACCGCATTAAGTTTCGCTGCTATCGATTTTTCTTCCCTGATTCCTGTCTCAACTAAGGCCGCGATCAACGGAGTAGCATCTCTCGATACCGCTGCAAAACTACCTGTGGCTCAACTACCAGAAATCATTGCTTACGATAGTTATTTTTCATATACCCCTACCGTAGTCAACGTAACAGCCGCACCAATTAAACGAGTCTTCGGTCACTCAGTCACGCTAACTAAAGTAGCAATGCGTATCGACGCTGGCTCATGCACCGTACAGCTAACGGTTGGTGGCGTAGTACAAGACTCAGCTATCGCACTCAGCACAACAGCCGAAGTTGTAACCGTGTTCGCTTCGCCTGTCGAAGTTGTCGGTACATCAGCTTCCAAGTTAATTGGCTACACAGTCACTAATGCTACAAACGCAACCAACCTCGACATATCAATCGTGTCGCAGATTAAGTCACAGTAGGCGCTAGATATGAATAATACATTAATCCCATACAGAGGCTGTTACTAATGGACGGAAGAGGTGATGGTACTAGCAGTAGCGGCGGCGGTGGAAGAAGTGGTGGTACTAGCAGTAACGGCGGCGGTGGCGGTAATGTCGGCCCCGGTGGTCGCGGCCCCGGTGGTTATGGCCGTGGTGGTCGCAGCACACAAGGTCAAAGAGGATGCTGTTTTATAGGAGGCACTAAAGTAATCCGTGGCGATGGCTCTTACGATTTAATTGAAAATATTAAAGTGGGTGATGAGCTTCTAGGTGAAGATGGTAAAAAGAACCCAGTAATTAAACTTGAGCAACCCCCCTTAGCGGGTCGGAAGCTATACCGAATTAATGACTCAGTACCATTCGTAACTTCTGAGCATCCATTTCGCGTAGACGATAAGTGGAAGTCAATCGAACCAGAAATTACGAACACAGAACACGCAGGTCTTGACGCGGAGCAGCTTGAGTTAGGCGATAAGATTACACGTATTGGCAACAAGCCTTTAGAAGTAGAGGCTATAGTTGGCTACGGCGCAGACGAACAAACTGTCTATAACTTCCGACTAGGTGGCAACAACACTTATTTCGCAGATGATTTCCTAGTCCACAATAAACCGGGCGACGGCAATCCTCGCGTACCACCTTGGAAAAACCCATACGGCAGTGGAGGCTTTCAATACACGCCTTACGCCTCAACCAATGACAGTGTGAATCAGTTCTTAACTAACACCTACAATGTTGATGGTGCTTACAGCGGAATGATCAACGCACGAGATCAGAATAGCTTTAACTCCAGTAAAAAATTATTTGACGATGGAATATCAAACAGAAGGGTTGTTGGTGGGCGGCTTGATTCTCAGCTTGGAGACTTGAGCGCATACAACGATAAAGTTAATGCCTTTAACACTAACATTGGGGCATACACCGACCAACTCAGAGGCACGTACGATCAACTGGATGGTATTGATCTGAATGGTTTTGAAAACTTTCAATATGATGGGCCAAACTACAAAGACATAAGCACTGTATTCCAAACAGAAACTCCAGATATCAGAGGGACTATTAAAGACGCTTTTGGTAATGCTGTAGATTTGAGTGGCTTTAATACTGGTGCAACAAAGCTAACGGACTCAGGAGAAATGCGCGATCTGTACGGCCTTGTCCAAGGTCAACGCGACACTAATCAAAACCTTTACGACGCAGAGTTATTTCGTAACGATGCATTTTCTCGTGAGTTTGATAGCGGCCTTACTAGCTACGACCGGAACTTTGGACGCGCAGACATTTATGGCGAAGGAGTCCTCGATAGATTTAGTGATGACGCATACAACATGCGTGACAACTTAAATCGGTATGACTCAGAGCTTAACTCATTTAACGATACCCTGTCGGGGTACGGAACATCTCTCGATGGTATCGAAGGTCAGTTAGCTACAGACCAAGAATTGTATGACGCAGAAAATGACGCCCTAGAAAGTTTCTATAAATCAATGAACGACAATTATCTCGACAGAGAGATTGAGTTTGACGACATGGGAATAGCTAACGGTGATCAAATAGAGTCGTTTGATACTGACATCGGCGCGTTAGTTCAGCAGCTTCGTGGGTTCGATAACAAGATAAACGATGATAATCAGCAGGATGATTACTTGCGTCGATTCTCTGGGCTAGATGATCGTGTAGATGGTCTTCGGGATGATCGAAATGATGAGCTTGATAGGATTGATGATTACAAGCGTATATTCAGTTCAGACGTACGTGGAATCCAAAGCGGATTAGACGAGGCCAGTATCTACGATGGTGGTGCTATGTCTCGATACGACGGACGAATAAACGACGCCAGAAATAATGTTGAGTCTTTTCGTTCAGAGTTGACCCCAGATTTCGCTTCTATATTGGCAAGTATTGGGCTTAGTCGAGACCAGCTCACAGGTCTTCAAGGTGATCGAGCCGCAGGTATAAATGACATCCAATCCGAACTTGAAAGACTACTGGCTTCTGGTCAAGGAATGGAACTCTACAACGAAGGTGGCATAAATGAAACGATCGATGGTATGAACGCTCAAGGAACGGCGCTGTCACGATACTCCGGTAACGGCCTCGATGACGTACGAAACTACCTAACCACCTCCAGTGACGCAATGGGCGGCAGGCTTGATGACCTGTCTGACTATCGTGGCGGCATAGAAACTAGGTCGCAAGAGTATCTTGATCAGCTTGGCGATATGCAGTTTTACAATCAAGCAAGTGTAGATTCTGCGTATGACCCTTACAACGAGCTAAATACAGAGCAAGAGCTTTACGGCGCAACTCAAGCAAGAGATGAGATGGCTGGGATTCAAAACTACTTACAGGGCCAGACAGACCGTATATCGAGTTCGGCTGAATCTGTTGCTGCACGTAACGCAGCAGAAGCTCAAAACGTAGGTGATATGGGGGTTGATAATGATTATATAAACCGCCTATTTAGTTCAGGTGATTTGTCGCCAGAAGAATTTGCATTATTGATTAGTAAGGTTGGTGAAAAAGATAAGGGTCTTGCTCAACAATATCAAAATCAATACGGCGCTCAATACGCATAGGAGATTGTTATGGGATGGGGAGCAGCAATAAGTGCTGGCCTTTCGCTTTACGGCAGTATGCAGTCTGCGAAAGGCGCTAGAGGTCAGGAAAGTATGGCTATGGAGGAGCTAGCTTTCAAGCGAGAGCAAGCCCTAATAGACAACAAGTATCGAGAGCGTTCGTATCAAAGGGCAGAGCAAGGCTTTGATCGAGAGGACGAGATGTTTGATTACATGATGGGCTACAACAGAAAGAACGAGTTGGCAGCCCAAGAGTATATGAACTACTCGCGTGACTTTGTTCAAAAAGACCAGAACTTTCGCCAGCAGGAGCAAGACTACGAAAAGTATAGAGTCAATAAAGCCGACTCATTAGCAGCAGAAGAACGCGCTCGCGAGCTTGAGCAGTTTGCGAGAGATGAATCGACAACCGCAAAAGAACGACAGCTTGCACTAGATGAGCTTGAGTACGTACGTCAGATCGCCGTAGGTGAGAGAGACTACGACGTTAAGCGTTTTGAAGAAGATCAAATGCGTAGCGAGCTTGAGTACCAAAAGCGCGTCAACGACTATGAAGTTCAGATGGGCATGGCTGACAAAGAGCGTCAATTTGAAATTGATCGGCAATCAAAAATACTTGGTCAAGCCAACACTTTATCGAGAGAGATTGACGACACAATTTATTCGTTTGGAGACCTTGAGCGAGTTAAGCGTTATGGCGAAGATGATGTAAATGAGTTCACAAATGAATTCTATACAGGCTATCTTGAAGACGCTGATCGTGCAGCCGATAGACTCTCATCCGTTAACGAAGCAGACCTAATCAGAAGAGGTGTTGATAATTCAACAACAGGCGACAGCTCTCGTCGTCGTCTACTTCAAGAGCAACTAACACCCCTGTACAACAACGCCCGTAACCAAGCCAGACAAGACGGCATGGGCTACGTAAGTAATTTACAGAACAATGAAATCAGCGCGTTCAATGCAGATGTATCATCTCGTGCTGCCGCTATCGAAGAAAAAATCAGAGGTAAGGAAGGTCTATTGCAGGTTATGCGGGACATGCGAAACCCTGTCACAGCGCAAACAAATGGCTGGGCTAGCCTTGGCACAGGAAACAATGGTGGAAGCGTAAGATCGTCAGCAGGAGATTTCAGAGCGCCACTCAACATCAACTCCAACGTAATGCAACAACGTAATTATACCCCCGCGATGGCTAACACTATGAGATTAAATAGCTCATTAGCTGGCGGTCAAATGTCAGGCGCTACTGGTAGCTTTAACCCAACTCAACCAAGCTATTCTTCGGGGGGAACTCTATTATCTAACGCAATGGGTGGCAATGGATACGCTAGTAACTTTGATAGCTTAGTCCAAGGTGCAGGAGAAGCAGCGTCAAATAGCACTAGGATGCTGATGGATGCTGGGTCACAGTTTGGGTCGTGGATGGACTCAAGGCCATCAGCGCCAAGCTCTCCATACGGTAGGTTTGGTGGTACATCAGGCCCGACAAAACGAGGCGGCTACTGGTAGCCTCGAACTTACACTGAATGATAGGTAGGAAAAAACAATGGGAGCATTTACACAAGCAGGAGTTGGCGCTGGAATGCTCCAATGGGGCGAGCGTAATGAACGTAGACGGGGCGAAGTAGCCAAGCTATTCGAGACATACAAGCAGAACAACCCCTACGCAAGCGCAGCAGACTATAACCAATACCTTGAACAAGTCGTTGGCCCTAAAGATTTCTTTATCCGTGGCAGCCTCCCAGCCCAAGACATAATTGAGCGTATGGGTAATGACAATCAAGAGAAAAAGCGACGGGATGATTATGGCAAGAACCTAGACTTCGCCGCAAAAAACATGGCTGTTAATAACCAGATTCAGCAGTACATAGAAGACAACATGATGAATATGACGGAGGCTGAACTTCAAAATTCACTCACTGGAATATTATCTAATGGTGATTCCCAATATGAATTTGAATCCAGAAAAAGCGCTACAGATAACATAGGCAACTACCAGCAACGCCGTGATAAAAAAGTCAAGAAAATGTACGACGATGTGCTTCAAAAAGGTTTGTCGATGTTAAAGGAAACGGATGGCGCAGCAGATATTTCAGGCTTGTTCGATGACGAGAATTTCAAGGACTTTAATCAAGGCGAGCTAAGTCAATACCAAGCTCAATTGAAAAAACAATTCTCAGATGAGCAGACCAGACTGAAGGATAACCAAAACCAACTGAAAGAAGACCAGAATCGTCAACGTACAGTAATGTTCCATAATCTTAAAAAGGAGTACATGAGTGACACTTTCAGGCAGAACCAGCTTGCCGCAGGAGGCAAGGGTTATGCCGCAGTACGTGCGAATATTATTGAAGACTTGCAAATGGCTGACATTGGTAGCCAGGAAACACCAGAAGAAATAGAGAGGATGGCTGACATCATTATGAAAGAGATGCAGTTAAGGCGCGACGGAAATATAGAAGCCGAAAATATTAAAGGCAAATTAGAAGCCACTGACCAAGCCTTTTTGGATATTACAAACCAAGCTAAGGCTGTTACTAGTTACCTCCAAGCTACTCTAAATGATGTCGATGACACTAAGAAAGGTGCTGCTCGTCTTGCGATCGCAGATTTAGATTTGACAACCCAACAGGCGGCTAGTTTGGCAGCCTTTATTCGAGGCAATGAATTTAGTAGCCCTGCCGAGGGATACAATAAATGGAGGCAATCGCTATCCGAAATCGAAAACGCGCAGTTAAGGAATATTTCAGATCAACGTACTCGTGCAAAAAAGTTAGCGGCGGATCAGTACCCAGACCAAGAGACTGTAATTGATTATGTTGAAGATTTCCAATTACAACTCGCTCAGTGGGGCAAGAAAATGGAAACTACTTTCACAGGAATCCAATCAATGCTTACTAGTGGCGTAGTGGTAGATAAAAAAACCGCTACTGGTAATTTAGAAAAAATGAAAGTGTCGTTACAAAATAATTATGAGACCCTTGAAAAAGAGATTGAATTGAGGTTACGCAATCCTGAGAGATGGATTAAAGGCAGTGAACCTTTTCTTGAGTCCACCGCACAATCACAACTCTTAGACCCACTCAAATCTCAAACGGAAATCCTCATCGCCCGTATTGATGCGCTACTACGGAAAAAAGTAGAGGTCACAACAACTGATGTAGAGGTCAAAACAACTGATGTAGATGCAGGGAAGGGGAATCCCAGCTCACTAACTGGCGCAGAGCCGCCAACCGAAGAAGATATCATGGCACGAGTAACGGCCATCCTGTCCGAAAAGGGAATTAACAAAGATGAGATGGCAGGTAGGAAACGTGCATACATGGTTGCAAATTTAAAAACACAAGTAAGGGAAGAGATGCAAGCCGCTTGGGATCAAGCTAATCCACGAGTCATAAGCCGCAGAATTAGGTAAAAAAAGATGCCAGCAAAATTTACAGACTTCACTCCATCCGCCGGAGAACAGCGTGGTGACTACCTTAATTCAGTAGACCCTTCTAAGTTACTTGATGATCCTAGATTCCATGATGACTTGCGAGAATACTACGCAATGAATGGCAAGCGGTTCGAGAACAAGGACGACATGATTCGGCAGTGGTACGACGACCGTACTTATGCTGAACTTAATGTCACGTTCGGTACATCAGGTGACGTACTTGATACGTATAACTCAAACCTTCAAGAGCGAGAGCTGAAGAAGCGCTTAGTAGGCGCGTACCAAAAGATGCCCTTCTTCTTTCAAGATGGTGGCATGGGTGACAAGGATGGTTTTCAAGTAGCTAAGTCTATTGGTAAGGCTATCCTTACTGATCCACTAAACCTTATTGGCCCCATAGCGGCAGCAGGTAAGGTAGGTCAAGCAGCGCGACTTGCGGCTCAAGCTGGAAAAAACACAACATGGGCAGCAACTAAAGCTGGTGCAAAATCTGGTGCAATTGCTGAAGCAAAGTACGGCGCACCTATCGAAGCAATAGCTGACTCAGCGATCCAAGCGCGTGACATGCAGCTCGGACTACAGGATGAGTTTAGTCTAGGTCAAACCGCAGTAGCGGCTGGAGTTGGTGGCGCATTAAGTGGTTTGTTAGGTGGAGTTGGCGGCGGCGTGATGGGTGCGGTTAGAGGTAACAAACTAGCTCGCGGCCTTCAAGAGGAAGATATCGCAAACACTATCCAAAACCGTCCAGACATTGAAGGGCCACAACAACCAGCCCCAGCTTTAACTGATGATCTAGGGGCCAATGAAGTTATTATTGAAAATGAGCAGCAGACCACTCAAGATCGTAATGAAATGGAAGCTGAACGCCAGTTCAATGCTACCGAAAGCCCAACACTAGACGAAGAAGAAATACCTATCGCAAGACCCGATATAATCGATGTTAATGCGATTAACGTACGCTATAACGAAACTGCTGAAGTTTTACGTAGAGCTAATGCTGATGGTGATCCAGATGAGATTGCTGATGCAAAAGCAAGTCATACTAGGTCAGCAAAACTCAGGGGTTTAGCTACTCGCATATCAAATGAAAATACTGAGATTCAAGCATTATTGAATAGTGGTGTAGAGGGTGAAAACAATCTAGGCACAGCAAGGGATATTAACCTACAAGAAGTTATTGGCTGGTACGAACAGCTAAAAGGTGAAGATGCGTACAGCCCTCGGTCAGAAGAATTGTTTGGCGACATTGTTAAAAAGTTTGCTGAATCGAGAGAGGCGACAACAAAAGCCAATACAACCGAAGCTAGTACGCAAGGAGAACAAACTACTACGCAGCCGCAACCCCCCGGTCAAAATGAAACCGACGTACAAGCAGTAGATATAGAAAGTGACCAACCTCTTATGACGCCTAACGTACCGGAGCCTACGCCCGTAGCTCCAGTAGCAGTTGCACCAACTCAAGCGCCGGATTCTGCAATAGCACTAGATCAAATCTTCTTTGATGACGCGGTTGAAATGCCTAGCGGAGAGGTTGTTACTACACCAAACCAGCAAGCAAGCGTTATGTACAAAGGGATTACAGACCGAGTGGATAGGCTCCAGAAATTTAAGATATGTATAGGCGGTTAACATGAAATCACTGAGGGAAAAACGATGAAAAACTCTAAGCCAAAGAAAATACCATACGGCAAACCATCTAAGCCAAAGAAGCCTCGATCCAAATAATCTAGTCGCTGACTACTGCATCGTTGGAGGTGGCGATGCAGTAAATTCAAAAAAACATTGAGGTTATATTGTGATAGCACTAACTCTAATTCGATCCTATTACCCAACACACACGTACGGCACATTTACTATTGAAGGAGAGTCGTTCAGTACCATAGAGCGACCGTGGCTAAACAATAGATCAAATATATCCTGCATACCAGAAGGACAATACATAACAAAGTACCTACCCAGAAGCGCATCCGGTAAATACAAACGAGTATGGCACATGCAAGCCGTACCTAATCGATCAGGAATCCTTATTCACAATGGTAACTTTGTTTCACATTCCCGTGGCTGCTTAATCCTTGGCACAGGCAAATCAATACTTGGTGGCAAACCTGCCGTCATAGGAAGTCGTAAGGCATTACGCGAAGTAAAGGAGTTCCTTGGTGAGGACGATTTGATATTTAATATCGTGGGAAAATACTCGAAACCTAAATATACGGATTGACCCATGCTAGAGACAATACTAGGAATAGCCAGTAGTGCCGGACTAGGCTCTATTGTGGGCGTGGTTGGGGGATACATAACAAAGCGTGAAAATAGAAAGGCTGACCAACAAAGATTCGCACACGATTTGGCTATGGCTAATATTGACCTTCAACAAGACCAAATGGCACACACTCACGCAATCGCCCTTGCCGACAAAGGCATGGAGTCATCGCAGCTCGAAGGACAGATCGCAATTGACATCGCAGAAACCAAAGGCTCAATTGAAATTCAGAAAGTCGAGGCCGAGGCATTCGCGTCTAGCGTAGCAATTCAATTAAAGATGACGGGTATTAAATTCGTAGATGGTATTCGATACCTAATGCGACCCACTATAACCATCTACCTTCTTATCGTAACAACCTACTTCATGTTTGAAACGCATCAAATGATTAATGGTCTTGAATCCATACCCATTACCAAGCTCTACGCACTCTACGCAAATATGATTAACCAACTTCTTTTCCTAACAATAACCGCTGTCTCATGGTGGTTCATGTCTCGCGGTACGTCGAGATTAAGTAATGGAAAATGATGATAAAAGGGCAGCCGAGCTATCTCGAAGAGGTTCATCGGTTGCAGAAGCTACGGAACTCAAGCTATTGCGATATGAGCTTAACGAACTACGTCGGGATAGTAACAACGACCGCATCAGAATCATCGACCTTGAAAACGAAATCAAAGACTTTGAGGGCAAGCTCCGAGTGGGTAAGGGGATTGTCATTGGGGTTCTCGTCGCCAGTGGTGGCTTGGGTCTTATGGTGGTTGACAAGCTAAAGGACTTTGTGGGCTTACTAAAGTAAATGTCTGCCCCAACTACAACAAAATAAAGTAAGTAACGTAACAGTCGGATGAAAAATATCCCGACCACAGGTGAAACATGGCTAAAACTATAGGCACTATAACTGATTGTGCAGCTCTTCATTTACAAGACGATGATCTTGATCTAAAAACTCTCTCAAAACGGTCGAAGCAAATAGCTAAAGACCCTACCTTCGGATTGGAATTTCGATCTGATGATCCAGTTGAGGCAAAGAAACTCTCAGGAAAACTTAACATCAAGGCTAGACTCAGTGCAGTCGATGAGCTGGCAAACGGATTAGGTAAGCAGTACAAAGACCTCGAAGCAAAGATAGCTGGCAAGCAAGGATTCGTTCCTACGTACGAAGACTACATGCAGAAGTTTAATCCAACCCCTACTGGACAAGTCGAAGCACCTACCGGACAAGTCGGTACGCAGCCCACACCAGAAGCCCCCATAGTAACTTCAGGAACATCATCAGCCGACCCAATCGGTAGTGCGTCAACACCTGAGTCTCCTGAAAAAATGCTGGGCGGCATGAAGTTTAAGCAACGAGCTAGAAAGCAGCTTGAACAAGCAGCCACAGATAATGATATTGATATCGAGTTGTTGGCTGGGATGATCACCCCTGATGGTGATGGTCGCGTTGGCCTCAAAGAAATAGAGTCTGCTGTAAAAGAATTCGCAGACGCATCAAAAATACTGGATGAAATAATTTCGTCGCAAACACCCAAAGCCGCATCCGTCGAGATGTCTCAGCAAGACGTATTGGATGTATTCAATAGCGAAAAAGAAGCGTATGACAAGATAGTTGATCCAACTGAGCAAGAGATGGCCGACTACGCAGCAAACGTAGATTACTTAATGGGTGTTTTGGATGATGTGTCAGGATCATCAGACCAATCAGGTGATCTTAATACACAAATAAAATCCGTTTACCATACGATTACAGAGAGCCTTTCTGAGTCTGATAAGATCGTGGTACGTAAGCTAAGTGACTTTTATAAAGGTAAGGGTCTTAGTCAAAATGAAGCCAACCGCAAGGCGGCTCTCTCATTTATGCAGCACAAAGCTAAGGCTAGGATTGCTGAATCCAACAAGAAAGAAAAATTAAAGGAGGTTGATGAGAACACAGATGAGCGACCATCACCGACTCAACGAGTGACTGATGAGCTTAATAATAATCCTGTAGCGCGAGTACCTAGCACTACTTATGGTGATTGGGTTGACCCAAAACTATCAGGTAGGCAAGCCACTCCAAACGAGAAGAACCAGACGGTCTCTAAGATGATTAGTGAGATTAATGGTGAACCCGTCATTGGTCTTGATATAGCTAAAGCGATTGCACACGCGCCACGACGAGTTGAGGATGGCAAGTCAATCAAGTACGTAGAGGGTCGTGAGCCTGTTAAGTGGCAAGCTGAAAAGCAGTACAATGGTGGAACAAAGATAGTAAAGAATGGCGAGTTTATTAAGTACAGCACAGTAATTAAGAAGGGTGAGATAGCCTACTACGACCCTATTACTCAGAAATTCTATAGGGATGAACCGACTCTTCGCATGGCTCGTGGAGAAATGGTTACACCTACACCAGCAGAACGTGCAGCAGCGCCGTCACCAGACGCACTTGAAGAAAAGAAGTCTACGCTCAAAGGAAAGGCAAATAAGGAATTAAAAGCTGAACCAGCCAGCCCAACAAATATAGAAAACTTACGTGAACGTATGATGGAAAATCTACGAATCATACGGGATCACCAAAGAGAAGTTGGTGATGGTACACCAGAGGCAATGAGCAGGGCTGAACAACTACGCCAGATTGATGAGAGCGCAGAAATTCCAGAAGGCCAACTCGCAGCTATTATGAGCAAGAAGCCTAACGCTGACGGTACTCACGATTACAAAGTTATTTCACAGAAACAACTTGATGCTGGTATCAATAAGCCTAGTGTCATCCTCGGCAAGAAGCCGATAGAAGACTGGATTTTTGGTCGGGTAGACATGTCCCTGATCGGTGGCAAAGGTGGTCGCCACGCACCAGACATGATCATCCCATTCGATGAGGCTCCTGCGTCAGCACAAGACCTTGTACCTAACGAATCGAAGCGAGCTTTCCCTGAAGATCAGCTTAAATCAGTTGCTATCTCTCGTGATGTTAGTCAAAGAATAATAGACATGCCCCTGCCGAGTTCACTTTATTTAGGGGCAGCGAAAGGAATAATAGAGGAGGGAGTACGTGATGGTATTTCAAACGCTCAAGGACTATACCGTCATATAATTGCATTAGATAATGTTCATTGGCCTAAAGACAAAGACGGGTTTTTTCAAATAGTCGATGCATTAAAAGTCGCGAATGAAGAGTTGGCTAAGATAGCGCCCAATGGTGTCGAGCGATTCAACAACGTAGACAAAGAAACGTCTATGCAGAACGCGAGAGATATTCTTGCTAAATATACTGACGAAGAACAATCTGCCACTGTCCAGCTTATCAAAGATTTGACTGGGAGCGCTGCGCCAAGCATTAGCCGAGGTGGTGGGAATTACTACGATGTCCTAAGTGGTGACGATAAATCCAGTCAAAATCAGATAAGGATAACGCAAAAAATATCTAACGAAGAGGGTGCATACACGCCAGCAACAACGATGGCGCACGAGATTGCTCATTGGGCTTATCAAAACATACTAACATCAGAAGATCGTTTTGAGTTCTGGGATACTGTATCAAAATATTATGATATTGATGGAAAGTTTGCAGAAGAATCAGTGAAGTTTCGGTTGATCAGGAGTGGGAAAGCCAACGATGCTGACTCACCTCAAGAATTTTTTGCCAACCAGTTTGAAGCGTACCTTGCTAGCAATGGCAAGTACAACATGGGCAATGAAGCCTTGTATAAAAGACTAGTAAAGTACGTTGAGGAATTTTTTAATCGAGCTACTAACAAGAAGCTGCTTGATAAAGACCTTGAGCCTTTGTTTGCAAAGATATTGCTAGGCGACGAGAAGATTAAGTTCTCTGCCAAGAACCCAAAGGTACGCAACCCAGCGCCATTACTACCATACGGCGAGATGATGAAGTTCCGTTGGCAGATGACGGATGAAGTTGATAAGAACCTACACGATGCTCTACTAACAGAAGACCCAACCAGAATTATTAACGCGGTAGGTGAAGTGGTTGTTCATTTGTATCAGCTTGTTCCATCTAGGTTTAGAGCAGCTAAGGAAGGACGGGTATCTACAGGCGCACTAAAGGCCACTCGAAAGATACGCAAGCAAATACGAGGCAAGGCTGACAAGCTGCGTATAAAGATGCTTGGTAATGTGGCTGATGCCGACCAAGTGTTCAACGACAATATTGTAGCTAACCCGCACCGTGATAGTGACTTAGCCGAGGAAGGGTACGACGAATATTCGTACGTGGATAGCGACTATGAGGGTGGTGATGGTAATGACAGTGTTGCTTTTGACTACAACGACTTTGAAAATGGATACTCATTCTTCAATTTAACTGACCCTGATTCATCACTGGATGAAATAATCCAAGAGTTAAGGGTGGAAATATTTGATCCACAATCTGACAACGGATCACTCTCTCAGATACTAAAACGTAGCAAACAATTACTAGAGGAAGAGTTTGTGCGGTACGGTATTCCTACCAGCGAGGCTCTTGATGACTACGTAGGGTCTATGCCTGAATCATTCCGAAAAGGCGTACATGCAGTTGAACCCTTGCCTCCAAAAGCAAAATACAATCAAGCACGAGAGCGTAACAAAAAAGAAAGGATAGCGGATGGTACTGACAAACTTGAAAACATTCTTAAAGCAAGGGCAGCGCAATTTGCTGCTGGAAAACTTGGAAAACTTGAGCGCTCTGGCAAACCTTTACCAGACCTTAATGGCCTTACAATCAGACAACTCGCGGATGTTTACAAAGGGTTCGAGGGAACGAAAGAAGGGTCGCAGATTCTTACAGAGTTACTACGTAAAGAGAAGCTAACGACTGAGCCAGTAGGCAAGCCTCGTGCCGCATCGTTAGAACACTCTAAGCGAATTCAAGCTGCAAAAATAGATGAGTTGGAAACCATGCTTACCGACGCTTTTGAGTCGGGTAATACAGAAGAAGTGACACGCATTATATGGGAAACTCAGCGACGATCTTATAATAAAGCGATAGACCGAACTATTAAGAGAGCTGGTGAGCTGAATAAAGTGGCAGTTGTCGGGCCTAAGATTCAAGCTATTATGCCTATCAAGACCCAAGCAATAGGATTAGCGTCTAAGATAGAAGCGATTGACTATGAGGGTGGCGCGGCTGACGGTATACCCGCCAATGCGCGGTTTGGTATACGTGAAGCAATGGGGTATTTTGTTCATCGCAACCCAGAAGTGCAGCATGACCTACGCACAATGGCATACCGAATGTTCAACCTAATGGGTCGATCAGCTAAGGCAACAATGGAAGATGCAAACATATTATCAATGGATGATGTAATGCGTCTTAGTGGTCGAGGTAGTGCGTCAGCAGGAATCACTGGCGTAATGGCAGACTTCACTAGTCCTGAGTTTAAGAACCTTCGCAACGATCTTCGTCGCATGACGGTTGGGCTTAACAAGGGTAACAGCGATCCATTCGACCTGATGCATGAAGTTGGGCATGTTCTCATGCGTACTAACATGATCACTGACAAGGATAGAGGCGAGATAATGAATGCGTTTATCGAGTCAAACGATGACATTAAGAAGAACGTATCTCGAAGAAAGTATGATGAGCTGCCAGTACACGACAGACTAGAGAGGCAGTCAGAAGAATGGTTTGTTGAGCATTGGTCGCAATACCTAGCTGAACGCACATCAAAAGGAGATGTCTTCTCCGCGAGAGATAGTGGAACACCTGAGTCTTTAAATCTAAGAAGCTCGGTTGAGTCAAAGCTCGATACCTTTATTGAGGGTGCGGCTTACTTACTTAATGGGGTTATTGGACGCAAAGATATCAAACAAGTCTTCCGTCGTTTAACGGTTTACGGCGACATGGTGCAGCCTAGAAAATCTACCAAGATGCCCATACGAAACCGTGGCCCTGTGCCAGCAAGCATGGCAGCGCAGCATTTCCAAGATATGTACGCATCATCTAGTAACAACAAGAAATCGAGAATCCATGACTACATTAATGGCGGGTTGATCGGGCCTGACGGCACACCAATTAGACTGTACCACGGCACACCTAATCTAAACCCATTGGAAGATAGGGAGGTTGTGTTCCAGCCATCTCAATCGGGTAACTTTGGCGCTGGAATTTACATAACTACCAACCCTGTCATAGCAGATGAGGTCTACGCGAAGAAACCAACGATGGCTTCATGGACGCGAATGATTGAAGGCAGCCCTAATCTCGATGCTGATCAGAAGATCGAGGCTTTGGATAATGCAAAAAGGGCTAGCTCACTTCGTTCACAAATATCAAACAAGAAAGTAGATCGACAAGATTTAATTAATGGGCGTGGTGATTACTCTGACGTAGGTGATATATCGAGTATCGATAACCAATTAAAACTCGAAAGGCTGGATTCTGAAATAGAGTTGTTAGAGTACAACGAGCAGAGTTTCCATACCGTGTTAAAGAACTTAGACATAGATTATAACGCTGGTGTCTTGACAGTATATGCGAGGGTTAATAACCCCATCGACCTAAGACGTACCTCGATGTACAAAATGGAAGACACCACTCTTCAGTCAATGATGAGATTCGGGATGTTAGAAATGCTCTCTGAAGGTAAAGAGATGGAGCAGATTAGACAGGCGTACGCACCAATGAACAAGCAACTAACTGAGTCAGGGTCGCTATCGGGAGACGAGCTTTACATGATGTCTGTTAAAGCACTCCAGAAAGTAGTTGGTAGTAAGAAGGCAGCCCAACAGAGGTACACGGAGTTTTTTGGTCAGTTAGGTTACGACGCCATACACTCAACGCACCAGAACACTCTAACGGGTGATCGGATTCCGCATGAGTCTTACACACTAATCGAAACACTAGACGCCAATGATAATTGGCGCAGCGCAGCTTTCAATATTAAATCACAAGATGCTCAATACTTTGACGAAAAAGATACTCGCTTGTACTACTCGGATAGTATGTCTCAACCTGCGTCACTCACAACTGCGCTCTCTGCGTTAAGGGGTGAGGGTGGCGACAGTGCGAGTATTGCTACCATGCTTGATAACGCCGAAACAAAAGGCACAGCACCAGAAGTAACTAGTGGATTACGTAAGATAGCCAAGGGTCGCGCACTAAACGATGAGGATATTAAAGGTATACGCGAAGCGTCAGTAGCAGAGAGATTGCTCTCAAAGAACTCTCAGCGTATGCGTAAGACAGGTATGAACTGGCTTGCAAATTACGTAGAGAACTATTACCCATCCGTCTACAACAAGTTTGCTCGCGCCTACATGCCTATCAAACAGCTAATGAACGAGCTACCTGACCGTGATGGCGTTGTGAAAGAATGGGTGAAATCATCAAACCCATTTAACAAAGCAAGTCGTGGTCAACCAGAGTCACATAAAAATGTACTAAAAGCCCTGCGTAGAGGTAATGCAAGCCGAGCATATTCAGCGCTTACCGCACCAGAAAAAACATTATTTAATAAAATCAAAGGCACGATGAAAAGTCTGCACACTGAGATGATTGATAATGAAGTTATGGTTGGTGATATCGAGAACTATATGCCGCAAGTATGGAATATAGAGAGCATCGGTAAGGATATGGATGCCTTCACGCGAGCATTAACCATGTACCTTAAAACAGAAAACTCTAGTCGCTCGACAGAAGAAGCTAGTCAGATTGCAGGTCGCATCACTAACAACCTATTGAATGACGATGGCCTCTACATACCACCACCTGTATCTAACAAGGGCGGTGTTGAAGGGCATCTGGACTATCAGCGGTTGTTGCGTATTGATAAAACTCCTGAGCTGTATGATTTGTTTGAGCCATTTATGGAAAATAATCTCGATGGTCTTCTGGTTAAGTACATGGATGGTGCGTCAAAACGGATACATCAGACTAAGAATATTGGTTTGAACGTACACGCATACGCAGATTACATGGATATAGGTGAGTCAGGTATCGATGCAGTTGTCCGGCAGCTATCAACGCCTCGCATATTCACTAAGGAAATTAAGGGACAAGACCCTATTACTGGTGTCACAAGTTCCGCCTCAATGGAAAAAGTAATGGAGATGCCGTTTCAATCCGAAGAACAGGCTAGACCTTTTGCGATGGAAGCCCTTGACCAGTACCTAAAACACGGCAAGATTGCCGCGAAAGACTTCATGCTCAACCTGTTACCAGAAGACAAACGTACTAAGACGTACGACCGCCGAGTGGATGCGATCGCCAATGCGATGAGCGACTTCAAGCTAGCCGAAGATGGTAGGCCAACAGCGATTAACCGTAGTGAATTTGATCACGCAGAAGGAACGATACGTACACTACAAGGTAAACAAGTTAATCCTCGTGAGAGCCAGAAGTTTATAAATGCTTCTCGTAATGTACGTGCGATTAATAATATATCACTGCTATCCTTTACCGTTCTAACCTCTATACCCGACGCTGTATTACCGTTGATCCGGTCTGGATCATTCCGGTCATGGATGAAAGGTATTAGTAAGTACGCGGCTGACCCTGACTACCGATCAGAGATTAAGAACACGGGCGTAGCTATAGAGAATGCGCTGCATTCAAGAATGGTAGGTATGTATGGAGCCGACGCAACTGGTGGAGTTGGTGTTGCACAGAACGCATTCTTTAACGCGACGATGCTGACACCTTGGACTGATATGTGGAGAGGCTTGGCTGGTGCAGTAGCACTTGAGTCCTTTAATACGCAGGTCACTAAGGCAGCTAAGAGTTACGATCCATCATTAACTGAAAAAGATCAGAGTCGCGAGTACAAGTTTGCATACAGATACTTGAATCGATATGGCATGTCAGAGTGGCTAAAAGACCCCACTAAAAAGCTAGACCCTGCTGACGATGTGGTTGCGTTAGGTATGATTAAGTTTGCGAACGACACTATTTTTTCTCCTAACCCTGACGATATACCCCTTGCGTACCAGACACCAGCCGGATCGATACTTTTCCAGCTCAAGTCTTTTCCATTACTCATGGGTCGTATGGCAAAGGATGTACTGCTTGATGATGTCAAATCAGGCAACTTTAAGCGGCCTCTTTATTTCGCAACCTTTGCTCCTGCATTAGGTATGGCAGCAATAGGCACGAAAGACTTGGTGCAACAGCGTGGTGGCGAAGATGGTGAGAGCGCAGAGTTCCGAGAGCGCAGCGCTGGTAAGTATGGAGAGCTTCTTGGTTACAACGCAGACGTACATGGCGATTTAGATACCTTCCTTGGTTGGTACTTTGAGGGTCTTACCGCTGCTGGTGGGTTCGGTTTAATCGGGGATATGATGCATGACGTAGCTTCTCAAGCAGACAATGGAGCGTACGGCGTACAACGTGCCGCAGGAACAATCCTTGGCCCAACCTTCGGGCTTGGTGCAAGTGTTGTAAATGTTATGGGCGGTGCGAAAGAAGCTGCACTGGATGTCTGGGACAAAGGTACTACTGGTACAAACTCTAAAGAGAGGCTAGCAACCAGAGAAATAATTGGTAGGTTGCCTGTACTCGGCGGTATAAAATCAGTGAAAGAAGCGAGTGTGAATTTTTTTGCGGGTGAGAAAACTGAGCGAAGGTCTAGTGGCTGGGGTAGTTCTTGGTAGATTAATGTATACCCTAGCTAAGGTGACTTGTACCCTAGCTAGGGTGCTAACCCGATCTATTAATTTATCTTAATGCTAGAGCCTTTAAAGTTAAATGATTGAAAAGCAATATCTAAATCAGTAATAACAACTGGTGCAACAGTCTTAGGCTTGTACTTCCCCCTGATCTTTGGCCTACCGATCATCACGCCACGACAATACGGGTCGCCGCAGGTCTTTGCAGTGAGCCGTTTGCAGTGCGGTATCCGCTTACCTTCTTTTGAAAACACAGGGGTTGGCTTCCCACAAACCTTGCATAATGGGTACTTAAAATCAGCAGGTATGTCCTGCCACTTAACCCCCCTCACGACTTGATCTTCATCAGCAAATGCTTTTCAACAATGAAGAACTCATTATCAATGCTACTTGATGTGTTGTTGCACAGCGCAGAGTAATTTACTGCCGATGCTTTATCTTCAAAAACTTTTATTATTTTATCGCATAGACTGTCATGCTTAACTACTATGTATACACTACTCATATCACTATCTCTCAAACTAACGCCGCTACTTAATCGCTTGTTAAATTAGTGCCTGTGTTATTTCTGAAAATTACGGCATGAATCGCTTTCCAACACAGGTCTTCGCTTATTACGATCCAATATCAGATCGGCATCTGGGCCAGCTCCAGTTTTTGTGGGCGATAAGCCCATAAAATTAATTACAGTTAGTGTTACCAAAATAATCCGTGGTGCATCTAGTACGATTACCTTTATTGTCAGTCCATGTTTGATTACCGAAGTAATCCGTACTGCCTTGGCTCCGATAACCACTATCGTTACCTGTTCCGTAGCATGTTTGATTACCAAAGTAATCGGTCGAACAGCGAACTCCTGCGTTGGCAGTAAATGCGAATCCGAAATAAAGTATTACAGGTAAAACCAGCATTGTTATTTTCATGTTATTCATAATTTAATCCTCAAGAGTGGTAGGTACTTCTTCGATTTCTAAGCCCAAAGAAATTCTTTAAGCTAGGGTTTTCGCTCATAAACTTTCTTGCGTAGTGAGATATCCATCCATCATCTACCTTAAAATCTGACATCTGATCAATGATCATTGAGTCCCATCGTACGCGGTGGAAGATGCACTTAGCCGAGTAGCGGCCTTTCACTAATGCAGCTTGCATTGCGTACTTGCAAAACTTTATGTAAATCTCAGGATGAGCTTTGTCATGTATTTCAAAATTTTCTTTCGTCCACTTACCATTCATTTTAAATTCCTCTGTGGTCTTCAAAGTAGTTACAGGTTTTCGCTCTACTGGCCTCAGTTTGAGTCATACCATTAACCGCAATTAGTGGGCTACAACAGGTAGCGAAAAGGGTTTCGTCACTTGTCATAATTGCGTTCTTGCAATGACGGCAGTGGCGTCGATCAACAGGCACAGGCTCATCTGTCCAGCACATCACGTTGTAGCTACACATACTGCACCGCCAATCGTTCGGGCCTTTCGCTATCTTCTCGTCGCTACCCGCTGCAATGTACTCAATGCGTTGAAGCAGGTAGTAGTACGTGGCGTGGTCAAAGTTAATGATCTCCGTATACAAGCGAGAGTCGTTTTTATTGATCATGTACATCAAGCCTTCCTTCATACCACCTAGCCCCATCATCAATTGCATCTGATCGTAATACTCGCTGTGAGCAACATGAATGCCTTGGCGTACAGTGGCAGAGAATGACGCATCGTTAGCCGTCTTAATCTCCAGTAGTATTTTTCTTGATGGGTCTGAAACGAAATAAAGGATGCCATCTGAGTGCGCCCGACAAACTTTCCCGAAGTACGTGTACTCGTGCTGTACTGGGCCAGTGTCCTCTAGCGCAATCTCAGGGTTGACCTTGATAGCTGCTAAAATATTCTCGACAACAACATCCTCAACCTTGTGACCGACTGAAAAGATGCGCCGTAGCTTTTTAGTTAGTACATCCTGCGGATATCCACGAAGCCTTAGCGCAACCTGTCGCTCACAATCTGAGCCTATGCTGGATGCGCCAATATACATGCGCTCATCTGTATCTTTAGTGAACTCAATGCCTTTGGGCGGTAAGTCTTCCTGCAAATAATCAACAAACTCGCGTAGCGTTTTCATTACTTAGCTAGCCTAGCCAACTTGAATTCGATTATTAAATCAATCTCATGCTTGGCCTTCTCTAGGTCAATAAGCCAGTCATTACCACCGTTCTTCTTATCACAGCGACATACTCTTTTGACTACGCAGCCAGCAAGAAAACTCAAACCATTCTTCATACTGAATTCTACGGGCTGGATCGGCATATTTTTGTAATGCGAACCATCAACTTGTACGGTCAATGCGGATGGTTTATCGGCTCTCTTTGTGTACTTTCTTTTCTTTCTAATTTCTTTCATTTTAATTTCTCATGTGTGTTGTTAGATGGTCGGTGCGTAGCACCGCCGACCGTCGGCTCAACAGGGAAGGATTACCCTAACTACAATTGCCTTGCAGGAGCTCCTTAAAAAGGTATGTCGTCAAACGTACTGGCTGAAACTGGTGCGGCAGCACCATTAGTACCTTGCGTTGGTGGTGGAGACATAGGAGCCGCCCCTAAATTCACCGCCGAGTCCGGCGCAAAATATGGATGCCAGCTATCGACCTTGCTGCCCATCTTCTGCACACCGTCTTTGTAATAGACTTCATCGATCACGTTGACACCGACTGCCTTGATACCACGTACTTTCTCAATAGATGGTTTTGTCGGTACGCTGTCACCACCATGCGTTAGTAGGGTTAGTAACTGCTTCTTGCCAATCTCAGTGCCTTTGTCTGACTTAGGCAAATGGATATTGATAGATTCACTGATAAAACCGAGGCCACTATTATCGATAAACTTTACTTGGATACGACGACCGTTAGGGTCGGTCTTTACTTTCTCAAGAGACGCATCATCCACGCGGCAAACGTATCGCCCTGCTCTTAGTCGTGACTCACCTGAGTCTGCTTCTACGTTCGATAGGTCTAGCTGATCTAGTTGAAATTCACTCATTTTGCTTGTACTCCTACGGCTGTTAGCCAAGTTTTAAAATCACTGCTGCTCATGTGTATCGCACTAACAACATCCGCGACGTTGCTGGTGTTTATGACGGGGGGGATGCGACGCAGTGGGTCTCGCACCTTCCCGTGATAACCGTAAACCTCATCTGCGTAGAGACGACGATGGACAACAACTGAACCGTCCTCTACTGTTTCTGTGTATCTATGACCAGCAAAAACGTGGTCGAATAGGGCTGGCAATTGCTTACTAACTGCCTTTCCATGTACGTCAGGCCAAAAGGAAACTCTACCGTTGTCGTCTTCCTCGTCTTTGGCAAGACAAGTAACCAGTACGTGATAAGGCAGGTCTCGAATAAACTTGAGTGAGCCAATCATCTGCCGTTTGAAGTCGCCCCATAACTTGAAGCCATTAGCATCATTAGCGTACTTACGCTCAAGCTCTCGCATGAGTAGGTCACTGAGTTCCGTTAGCGAATCGATAGCTATCCAAGCAAACTTTTCTGATGCGAATCCAGAGTCAGGATTTGCCATCATCATGCAGATGCCACGGAACGAATAGATACCGTTGTCAGGCTCATGCTTGCCATCCCAACTACTAAAGGGTAGGTAGTCGATACCCGTGTCAGAGATACTTGATAGCCCCCCTTCACCACTTAGGATGAGGCCACGACCAAACTTTTCTTGATAGTTTCTGCACTGTGTCGTCTTGCCGAATCCATGCAGTGCATAGATGAGTGTCTTGCTGGTATTTTTTATTGATTCGTTGTCAGTCTTTTTGGTTATAAATGTCATTACTCGTACCCTATTTTATTTTTTTAATTGATATCTTATTAGATGGCTTGATCTCTAAAGCTGGCATCAACATGAGCTGGTCTTCTGCATCCGCATCATCAAATGTTTTTTTATTCACTGATGGAGATAGCTCTATTAAGTGAGAGCCGACCATGTGACCAAGCATCTCTTTATCCCATTTATATGACTGACCCAACACTCTAGCTACTGAGTAGTTGCTAGAGTTTTTAATCTCTTCGTTGGCACTCAGCAGAGCATCCACTCTTGCTGTTGCATCTTTAAATTCTGCATCTGCTAATGCTTTACTCTTCTTTGCGGCAAAATATTGATCGCAAATCTCATCCATCACAGCAAAATCTATTGGTCTTTCGGGTGTGTCTATCATCATTTGTGGTGTCTCCTTAACCTGTTATTAAAGTTCTTTGATGTACTTTAGGTGTGTATCATATACAATACATTTTTTAATGCAAGCGACTAGGATAAAAAAGTGAAGAAGTTTAATGTTAAGCAATTAATCGACGACTGCGGTGGTGCTAAAGAAGTGGCGAAACTCACTGAGAAATTTAGAACCGCACCTTATAGATGGCAAAACCAAGGCTTTGTAACTACTAGAGTGCTGGAGGTCTTGAAGACTAAAAACCCAAAATTAAATATCAATAAGTATTTTATCTAACTCCTTTAATATAGAGACACACACAAATGAATCTAAAAGAATGGGCTGTTGCTTACTGCGAGCTTGGTTTTCAAGTGATACCAGTAGGTGACGACAAAAAGCCACTAGTTAAGTGGAAAGAATATCAACTGACCGAACAAGAACCTGAACTGGTAGAAGAATTATGGGATCGTTTCCCGACTGCTGGGATAGCTATCATAACTGGTGAGCTATCGGGAATTGTTGTTGTTGACTGTGACGATGAGCAGTCTATAAGAGAGTTTGAAAAGATGGGGTGTCCGACTCCTATTATGCAGACTACTAAAAGAGGTAGGCATTATTTTTTCAAGCATCCAAAGCGCGTTATTAAAAATGCAACAACTTGGAGAGGTATAAACAACATAGATGTGAGAGGTGATGGTGGACTCGTTAAAGTTTATCCGAGTGCTGGTTACAAATGGGACTTACCCCTCGACGTTAAGGTGTCTGACATCCCGTTTGAGCTGCCGGATTGGGAATTTGAGGACTATGTGCCAGCCGCTACTGCTGACGGCGTAGTGCGCGACATACTACCCGATGAGTTTTCTTCTGGTAATCGTAACGACATGATGACGAGGCTCGTCGGTAAGTTGATTGTCGATAACCCTGCGGGGTGGGGTAAAGAGTTATTTCTTTTAGCACTCACGGAAAATGAGAAGAGGTGTAAGCCACCCCTCGATCAAGACGAGGTTAAGATAATCGTAGTATCTGTTATGCAGATACACAAAAAGAATAACCCCGATGAGTTTAATGCTGACGGTGTACGCAAGGAGTCGCTGATCACTGATAAGGAGAGGACACTACGCGCTCACATGAGACTCATGTTTGAGTGTGATTCTATTGGTCTGTGCGGTGCGCCACCAGATCGGGACTGGCTCGTGAAAGATTTAATCCCAGCGGGATTGCCCGGAGTCATTGCCTCGTCGGGCGGCGTAGGTAAGACGTACTTACTCATGGACTTGGCGATGAAAATTGCGTGTCCAGAAGAAGGTGTGACACCTATGTTTATGGGCCATCCGATACGCAAGCATGGCAAGGTTGTGATGTTTTTAGCTGAAGATGATCGTAATGAGTTGATGCGCCGCTTTGAATTCCTTGACCCCACGTATCGACGCATTGGATTTCCTGACCAGCTAATAGTTATACCTATACCTGAGCTTGAGACTGCGATGAACTTTGGTACAAAAAAGTTTGACGCGCCTAAGTTCACACAAGAAGCTGATGATTGGCGCAACACGCTGATACAGATGGAGGACTTGGCAATGGTTGTGTTTGATCCTTTGCAATCATTCTTTGAATGGCGCTTCGACGAAGACAATGTGGCCGCTGACCGAGCGCTCAAGTGGGCGCAGAACATCGCAGTCAAGACAGGTGCTACTGTTATCTTTACTCATCATCTACGCAAGGATGATATGGGTACAGCCCCAACCACACCTCAAGGCGCGATCGGTAAGATTCGTGGTGCAAGTAACATCGTCAACTCATCACGCTTCGCCATCCCTATCTGGCGTCCATCTCAGGAAGTATGTGAGGAAGTATCCAGTAGATTAAATCTCGTAGGTAACAACAACGTGTTTATGGCTGGGCTTGGCAAAGAAAACTTCGGTGGTGATGTGAGTACGCACTGGTTGATACGCGAACCATTATCAGGATTGCTTGTAGATCGCACAGATGAGATCGATGGCTCACGACATGAGCCAGCAGATGTGAGTACCGAGGGTATGGTGATCGAGGCAATACGCAAGGGGCTAAATACACGTAAGGATATTCTAAGCCATGTGTTTACCAGTAAGACAGTTACGTATGCAAAGATCAAAGAGTTGATCGATACAGGTGTGATTGTCGATGAGGGCAAGACATTAGCAATGGCCGATGAACACCCAGACTTTAACGACCTCCACGATGAGATTTATTACGTGGTTAAAAATGCAGGTCGTGAGTTGTCTGGCGTGTTTGATTGCGGCTACTCGATGCGTGAATTAGCACAAGATTATAAGAGTAAAGCTGGCAAGGTTTTGTTTAAGGGTGCTGTCACCAAGCTACTCAATGAGGGTAAATTAGTGGTCAAATCAGTGAGTGAAGGCACTCGCGGCAAGCCCACAAACTACCTAGTTTTAGGCTGAAAAAACCGTCTCAAGTTAATTATTTGTGAGACGGTTTTTAAATTTGTAAGTGTATGATATGTATAAAGAAAAGAGGTGTTGTCCGGTATTCTTTCCGGTTTCGTCCTCCCTTATATATAAATAAGAACCGGAAAACAAATAATAAACCTTTGCGTAGACCAGAAGGGTCGTCCGGTGGGGGAGTCGTTAGCACTCCCCCTCCACCTGACTCCCCTCTTCTTGGTCAGAGCAACACAACAAGGTAATAAAAAATGAAACGAATGGTTAAAGCAAACTTAACAACTGATCCAGCCATCAATCGATCACTCATGCCGGACGAGATGGTAGCTACTATAAATAAACTACAAGATGCCTTCGGAAAGATGCGCTTAACTAAGTTTGAAGTTGAGCAGGGTGGCGCATTAGCAATCAAGATTGACAGCGCCAACAGAGAATATACATTGAGTAAGACACCTAAAGAGCAGTAAAGGTGACAAAGTACCCACACATAGATATACTACTGACACCTAAAGATTGGTTGGAGTATGGCAAAAGCGAGGTTCGTGACAACCGAACAGGTTGATTGGCTACGTAGCAATCATCCCATCGTCATGGAAGACATCGGTAAGATACACACGCAGAGGCGTATGACGTACAAGACATTGGCAAATCATGTCGGCGTCTGTGTCGATACAGTAAAGCGAATCCTTGTAGCACAAGGCATAGCAAACCTTCAATCAGAAAAGCATGTACGTTCAAGACGAAGCGAGATAATTAAATGGTCTCGACCTTGCATGATATGCAAATCAATTCTTCCACGGCCAAAAAACAAATTCATTTGCACTCCTTGCAAAAATAAACTTGATTGGGATGACCCTGACTAATGGCAATCAAAGGTGTAAAAGCAAAAGGTGATCAGTTTGAACGAGACCTATGCGTATATTTCAGCGAAAAACTTGGTGTCGAGGTGTTCCGATCCTTGTACACCAAAGACCCAACCATGAAGGATACTGTAGGTGCGTGTGACCTAATGGGTGTGCCAGCACTGGCAGTTGAAGCCAAGCGAGTAGAGAAGCTATCGTTCCCAGCAGCGTATGCTCAAGCACTACGCAATGCATCACTAGGAGAATACCCCGTGGTAATCAACAGGCGGTCGCGTCAAAAGATAGGAGACTCTTACGTACTCATATCATTAGATGACTTCACAGTGTTCTATAAAGCGTGGGGGATTTCTCAGGGTTACTTTAAATGATTAGTGTAGTACTAAAGGCAGGTCGGAGTATGAACGTTATCGACAAGAATGCATCGACACTGGTAAAGAAGGAGGGTATGACCCTAAAAGAAGCGTACGCATACGCATATAAATTTTCAAAGGCTAACACGGACAGATTGTTCAGTGCTATGCACACAAGAACGCAGAAAGAACAAAGACTCAGGTAATAAAAAGGGCGACCCGAAAGCCGCCCCGACAACACACATGATCTTCTCTCGAAGAACCGTTATGTTATCATTTACTGTCTTGTAGTGCATCCATAATTTCTTCTAACGTGTAAATGATATCTCCAACCTCGTCAATAGATATGGGTTCAATCTCCCCAGAATCTCTTAACTCAATCAGATATACCAACGCACGATCAAGCCCTATATTTATCTTAACTTTGTCTCCGAGTGGTAGAGATAAACCATTCGCCTTATTATTATTTTCTAGCATGTTTCTTTTCCTCTAAAATATATCTTACATACTTTGTAGACACCTTACAACTGTAAAGACACGCCCATCAATCAACAAGGTGTTAAACTGATATCCATTACATAAAAAGAGTAGGTTAAAACTAAAAAACATACACCTAATCACTACACTTACTATACATTAAGGTGTGACAATACTGCCCTGCTAAGGGTGTATACGTTAATCCGTATCGAGGGTTCGAATCCCTCGCTCTCCGCCATATATTAACTCAAGTGGTTGATATCGCTTGAGTTTTTTTATTTTAACCATCATAAAATATCATGGTTAAACAAGCAGAAATACGAATTAATTAAATTTTGTAGCAAAAACCTGACACCTAATTAAGCTGTCAGCGAAACAACTAATGGACAGTCTTTTCTGTTAGATTTAGCTGTGTCTAATCTCTAAAGTACTCAAACATTTCTAACAATTTACCCACAACGGGCAGTCCAATCAGACACCTAGCTTGAGTATCGCTTTCTTCAAGTGAGACGTACTCAAGTGGGTATATCTCTTCATCATATCCATCGACGAGTGACCCAATAACTCAGCCACATCACGCTCACTTACCTCATTCATAATTAACAACGAAGCAAAAGTATGCCTAGCCCCATGCGGCGTGATGCCATGAAACCTTTCGTAAGATGCACTGCCCTTCACCGTATCGGCCAAACACATTTCAACCGCATGATTCCAGTAAGGATAGACCTCAGACTTATGCCAGCCCCTACCGTTGAGCTTATGTATATATCCTTGATCTCCCACCTCACCGATGGCAGCTAACACCTTAGTATGCAATGGCACATACCGCTTTCTCGGCAACCCCTTACCTTTACGAGTCGTGAACAGTACACAACCATCATGTACCTGTGTCCAGTTACACTTCAACGCATCACCAAGACGACAACCTGTAAAGAATAAGAACGTGGCAAACGCCTTGAACTTCGGGTGACAGTGGCCAATAAACTGATCGACCTCTTCAAGCGTAATCCAAACGTCCCTCGGCGCACCCTCGGCTGGCTTATCCAGCTTAACCTGATTGTCAGTCAACTCCATGTGGTGTGCATGGTTCAGGATGGATTGGCACGTAGTCAAGAAGCGCCGCACCGTTGACCCAGACAACCCTCTCGCATACATCGGCTCAGTTATCTGGTTGTGAATGTAACGCCGACTAATATCATCGAGACTTATCTCGGCAAGGACGGCACGTAGCCGCCTCGCATGGGAGATATCCGTATCCCCCAAGCTCCTCCGATGATCAAGGTAAGAACTACACGCATCATCGAACGTGTAATTCCTACTGATCCTCTTCATTAGTTGAGCGTTGTTTAACAACGTCACTCTACTCATAATATCTACCTCGTTTTAATTGCGTATAAAGCCTTGTACGGATCGGGCATCTCGTAAGTTTCTGCCCAATGCTTAGGCAAACCACCACTCAACAAACGATACTCGTCTTCCGCTATCTCCTTGTAGTCATCAAAACACTTAACAACAATTTGATTCCTAGTGTTAACCCCTAGCTTATTAGCAATGCCACGGACGTAGACCTTCGCCGTGTTCTGGCTAACCTCAAATCGTTCAGCGATTTCCGCATTTGAAGAACCATTAAACAACATCTGCAATGCAGCGTGTTGCTTCGTCGTTAGCTTCTCCAATGTTTCGCCTATACTTATCTTGCTTTCAACCTTCACAGATTGTGATGCCGTTATCTGTATCAGAAGGTCTACCTTAGCTTCCAAACGAGTAATCTTGTCGCTCAAGTTTGCTATGCTTTCATCAGTCATTTTTTTATACCTATAATTTAATAATAATTCATTTATTCCTACTCTCTTTGTTGCGCTAGCACTTCAATACAAAGTGCTTCTGCTCAATAGAAGACATGCCATCAAAGTTAATGACCCCGTTGCGGGTCGATGACCGACCAAGATTCCTACTTTGTAGCGATTCAAATGATGACCCGTTGGATTGTTTCATCTTGTATTTGAACTTAGTTTTGGTGCAATAGTCACGGTGATACACCATCAAGCATTCACTTAATTGACGTAGACCGATAAAGTTATTTGCTACAATCGGCTGGCACATGTTGCGTCCCTCGTTGTAGTCTTGTACTTAAAGGGTGCTACATAACTAACAACCGCAAAGCAAACCATAGGTCTAAATTGCCTGACCAAGGCATGTAGCGTCGCCCCGAATGTAGTTACTCTGTTTAGAAATGCGAAAATAATACTCATTATTTCTCTCCGTTTTGGTTAATTTACTGAACGATAGTGGGTTCAAGGTGTCAATCTTGTATCGTATACAGTACAAAGAGTCTAGTCTCTCAATAGCATTTTGACAACGACTAATTAAATTATAGCCGTATCAATCAACCTTATAAGCCCTGTAACATCCTTGTCTCAGCGAACGCCATCAACTCACTCTCCGTATCAAACACCCCCAACATCATTGCTGTGGGTAACTTCTTCATGGAAAACTTGCCATCAATAATGCACTCAACACTATACCGATGACTGTCATGCCCCGATGAATCAACCTCCATTAACATGTAAATCTGATGGCCAACCCGACCACCAGCCAGTGTTACCATCAAGTAACTCCCCTCACGAGCATCTACCTTGCCATCCTTGTCAGTTGCCACCAAGATACGCGCCAACTCCTGCTTCTTATTCATCCGCAAAAGCACCACCTTTAATCCAGATCGGTCAGGAATCCCAGCCGCATCCAGCACTACCTTGTACTTAGGGATAGCCCCAAGGCACACAGTTCTAAGCGATGCTTTCTTTTCATCACCTCGACTCAGCACCTCTCTTTCAAAATCGTCGTAAGCCTCCCGACGATTCATCATTTCCAACACACTCTTGCGATCACTCACATCAAAGCTCAACCACACTTCAAACAAATCACTCACCGTTAATTTATCCACCTCAAATTCCTCTCTATGACCCAGCTCACCTTTCCACTCCTCGTAAAAGTCGGCACGAATATCCTCGTAAAAGATCGAGTCTGCCCAAAAAACACGCACGTACTCAACCCCATCTAAATATCTAGGCTCTGTCTTTTCAATAATCATATCTGAACTCCTTCATAACTCACCATCAAAGCCAAAGTCCAACTCATCTTCAAACCAATCGTCACTCTTGACCGTTAGGAATCCAGTGCCTTGCTTCTTCCGTACTTGGCAAGACCCACTAGACAGTAAGTGCTGCACAAAATCATCTATCTTGTAGTCATGCCCCAACTTAACATGTACGCCTCGGTTACGTAGCTCCGCTAGGATTTTACTCCTCACCGCAACCCTGATATTACGCATACCATTCTCACCCACAACAGCATGTTTACCATCCGCCTCAAACTTCACTTGGCTACTCACATCACCCTTCGATGCCAGCTTCTCATTGCCCTGCCAAGCAGGTTGAGTCGTAGTAACACCATCCGACCGACGACTAGAGCTACCACCAAACATATCACTGCCACCCCTCGAATAATACCCTTCTGGATATCGCTCATAAGAGCCATGATCATAGGATGGAATAGCCACAGGCTCAGGCTTCTTACGATTCAGTAAACCATCCAACGCACTCTTGCCTACCTTTGAATTAAAATCATCTTTGCTCATGTGTTTTTCCTCATGTGTTTCATTAGTAAATATACTTCGTTACAAATCCCAACCACGCCCTCTTTATCCTTAGCCCTAATCCCTCTAGCCCTAACCCTAGCCGCCACTGCCACCCAGAAGTCAGGCCATAGCCCAACCTTGGGATACCAAGCCAGCCAGTACATCCGCACAATACCTACCCTATCTGGCGACTTCATCGCGCCATACTCGGACTCATTAGGTCTGAGTTATCCACCTTGAATCGCTCTCCCACCAGCAACCTAGCCAACTGGTCGAACGCTTGCTTAGGCAGGTCATCCAGATTATTTACCACGACGTAGTTGGGATAGAAGTGCTTCACTGCTTCACTTTTAATCCCGATGCCCACGCAGTCGATACCATGCTTGCCCACTTCGGCTACCTGATTACGTAGATGCTGTGCCAAATGGTTCGTACCAAAATCACAACTCACCGCAGGTTGCCCATCACTCAACACAAACAGAATCTTCTTAGTCTCTGGCCGACGCTTCAAGTGATTAGCCGCCACACTAACTGCCTCGGAATCAGAGTTGTGACCACCCGCCAGCCGATTGATAACACCCAATCCCAATCGCTCTTGCACTAACCGCTTATCAAATCCCTTGAACTCATAGATTTGCACAGGCTCATACCGAGAGAATTGATCGTCACCACTCATTGCAGCCCTAGCTCTATTAACAAACTCTCTCCGTCTAGCTGGACTTCCAGCCAGTGCATTACTGAAACAACCAGCCCCCACATTGGGTGAGTCAGTATTTACGTAGTAGTTATTGAAACCAAGCACCTCATATGAGACGCCAGACTTCTCCATCACCAAGCTCAACGCAATGGCAACCTGCTGGGCTAGTCGAGCCTCGTATCCATACATACTGCCACTGAGATCGATCATCACACTAACCGCCGTATCAACTTCTTTACGATCCTCCCTCATACGAAACACATTCCGGCTACCAGTAATAACCCGACTCAAACGCTTCGGGTCAAGCACCCCTACCTCTCGCGCTATTTCCCAATCACGTTTCTGCGTACTCAGTAATGCTCTTTCGAGCTTTCTCGCCATCGTGCTGGTCTTACCTGACAATGCTCGAACCTCATCCTCATACAATCTAATTTCAGCAATCTTCGCCATGTACTTACCCATTGAAGTCTCGTCACCCAACCGAGAATACTGGTCATACTCCGTACTAAACGGGCGGTACGTACTGCTATCACTCCTAACATGATTACTAAACGTCTTCTCAAGGCTGCGCTTCCTAAAGTCATCGAACTCAAGCGGCTTACTACTACCCTCCAACCTAGCATCCGACTCACTACTGTCTCGATTTCTAGGCGTGAAACCATCACCGTCTCCCTCTCCCTCACCCTCATCACCCTCATCACCATCACCTTCATCAGATGCGTCAGAGCTATCAGAGCTATCAGAACTAGCTAACTCATCACCCTTACCCTCACTACGACCCTCACTCTCTTCATCAGACTTCTCCTTAGCCGAAACAATAGCTCGACTAACCGCAATAGTCTCCTGCGTACCTCGGATTGGGTCTGGATTACGGCACTCAATCGCAAGGTCAACGAACGCCTCGACCTTAGCCCGTTGCTCATCAGTCATTACGTCCAACGTCTTCTGGATACTGGGTGCGTTGTAACCCATACGCTTACGTCCTTCGGCGGTGATCATCAGTGGCAGCGTCACATCAAAGTCCACCCCTAGCTCAGGATTATTCTCGACAACCTCCAGAAACTCGTTGTAAACACTCTCGCAAGTAGCCTCTAAGTTGGCCTTAGCACCGCTGTAATCCCGTATCGCTAAGTGATCAACCCTCAAGTCCTCAACTGCATTCTGTGTACTACGCAGTAATCCATTGTCAGACTTCTCACACTCCCCAATGAACTTCTTTATCGTACCCATGTGGGTATATCTTTTGTGTGACGACTCGTGATCTGCATACCCTCGACTCACCAGTACATTCTCCTTGGTCATACGACTCCCCTCGGCCAATGACGGGTAGCAGATCGCCCCGTCACTGCGAACGTATGCGGAGTTACCTTCAAAGATTATTTTCGCATCCTTGTCTCGACCAAAGACTCGACTCGCCGCAGTCTGCGCTTGAATAAATTCCTGTGTATCTAATCCATGCTCAGGTACAGTTGTTATCGTTAGATTTCTACTCATGTGTTGCTCCTATTATTCAATGTAAGTTTTTTTATTTCGTCGATCACAATTGCTTCAAGCCCTGCATCCAATGACCCACCATTACGCAGGAATGTTTTCGCAACAACTTGCCCACGCTTATCTGCTTGAGAAGATGATCGCCATCGAAGATAGATTAGGTAGGCCACATAACTCAGTGAAACAAACCATATAACGAGGTGAATTGCCCCAATCCCCCCCGTTAAAATGTAAGCACCAAGTAATAATGCAAACGCCAAGAAACACATAGCGTTCAAGCTATCACTCACCATATCTTTACGTCTGTCACTACGTACCAAGACGAATACCTTAATCCTCGTCCCTTCCTTCTTCGAGACAATCAAGTTAACCTCACGATCTACTGATTCTTTTGTTGTCAGGTCATACACTCTTTGGTCAATCATTTTTACCCCCCATTGACGTTGACTGCATAGTTAAAAAATCCAGCATGAACTTGGCGTAATGCACATCAAGCATCTTGTTGTCGAACTGGAACGTAACCTTACCTTCTGCAACAGCCTTGGCCTGTGCTTTACGCAAGGCATTAATCTGCCTATAGGAAACGCTGTTAGATATGTTCATTAGTTAAACGTCCGATCAACCAACTCATTAATTTTAGCTGCATCCGCATGTGTCACTGACCCTAAGATCGTAGACTCAAGTGCCATTCTCACGCCATCAGCCTCATGCCTTTCGTAGCTGGTGAAGTCGCTGATCGCTGACGCCAGAGAAACCACCCCTCGTGGACTCATTGGCTTCAATATGGCGGCTTGCTTGAACGCTTCTCTATGCTCACAAACATACTTGATTATCTTGTCCACCATCGCTTCGGGCAGCGAAGGTACTTTCGCAGACACTAACGCCTTCTCTTTATCAGAATCCAAGTACGGCACTTCTATCCAGCACTGGAATCTATCCAAGAAAGCCTGACTCTGGACTCTCGCACCTTGATACAAGCCAAACTCATCACCCTGACCCTGTGTATTGGCAGTGGCAATAATCCTAGAGTAGGGATGTGGCTGCACTAATCGACCTGCATCCTCAGTCAGTAGCAAGCCCTTATCTTCCAAGGCTCGTTGAAACACGTAAGCAATGTCACTACGCACAAAGTCGAACTCGTCACCACAAATCACATAGGGTTGCGCCAACATCTGAGGCAGTATGCCCTCGACAAACTTGGTGATGGTGTTGCCATGCTCATCCGTTTCAAGCCCTGCATTACCAATCAAATCCATACGAGTAATCTCCGAGTCAAAGTTGATACGTGCAAAAGGCCACTTCAATATGGCACAGGCTTGCTCTACGAGTGTGGTCTTGCCAGTACCAGTGTGACCATGCACCCAAGGCTTCATGTTCTTGGATATACCCCATACAATTTTGAGTAAGATATCCCAACGCCATTGGTAATCAGCATCGAAGTTAGGTACGTGAGGATGGGCTGATTCCCACACAAAGTAGGGTACTTCAAACATAAAGCGATCTCTTTGGTCTGCTGGTACATCCATGCCCAACTCATCCAGAATATCAATCACCTTTCGAGTCACTGTTTTGCCCTTGGGAATTACACCGTCACTACTAGCATCAATCGATACGGGAGCCATCTTCACTGCTGCCGCCGCAGTACGTGCCTTTGCCAATGCATCACTCAATTCTGCATTCGTGCTAATGGAATCGTTGATCTCTTTACACAAGTCCTCAAACGATCCCATCTTGCTACTACTCATCGCTGAGTTGATGATGGAAAGCATGGTGGTGTCGATTCGTTTTGCGTCGTACTTGCTAGTTTCTACTGCTGTCATGTGTGCTGCCTCTGTGGTTGTGGTTGTGGTTGTTGTGGCGGATTCAATCAATTTGATCAGCTCAATGCTGGCCGTTAATTCAACATCTGAGACCTCATCTTCATTCACTTGTAATTTACGTAATGCTTCATCATTTTTGCTCAACTTCTCAATACTGGCGACAAAGCTCTTATTGATACCAACAAGCATCCGCATCTGATTGAACAGTAAATCCAAATCCAAGGATTCGTCTTTGGTCTTTGAGTACACTATTGCAAACACATTCAGCGTCTCTCGCAGATCAAATCCAGAACAATCAATCGATGGCGAGAAGCTAGCTTCAGGAGTGGGTGGCAATGGTTCTGAAACGTGAGCCAGAGGGTCTGACTCGCTATGCCATTGCAGGATGAATTTCTCGGTTAGTTCGTGATAATCGTGCATACTCTCCGCGACACATTTCTTCCCTGTCTCATTCATATGCCATTCGGATAGCATTTGTTGGAGTAAAATGAATGAAGCGCGGTGAAGTCCAAGTGGGCAGATATTACTGATAGTCACGCCAAACTTATCTGGTTCCAGTATCGAATTCACATACTTAGCGTTCGACACAAGCCCCAAAGCAATACAATAGTGAGCTAGTCGTGAGGTGTAATCCCTCACACTACTGATGGTGGCCTTCATAGCACTTGAATTCGGTGCTGCTGATAATGCCTCACATTTCTCCTTGTCACTCATCACATCAAACCCTTCACCTGAGTAGCTGTAGACCAAATTTTCTATGGCGAGGTTATTCGCTTTCAGCCGCGCTTTTCGTCTTTTAAGAGATGACTCACCGAACGACCCAGCCATAGAAGCCAAGGCGTTAGCATCTGATTTAATGCTGAAATCATCTAAGTATTGTTGTATTGGTTTACTCATGTGTATGTCTCATTTTGTTGTGGAAAAGGATAAAGAGCCGAACTGAATGTCGGCTCTTTCATAACTCCTTCCTTTGGAACGGTGGGTAGGAAACGCCTAAAGCAAAAAGCCTAAAAATACAAAGGCAAAGAACGCCGCAAGCCCAGCCATCGTGATGATGTCTATCAGTAGGTTTTTCATAATCAATCCTCACTATGTTGGTTGAATCGTTCACTCAGCTCGTTAGCATCAAGCATTTTCTTGCACAAACTATCGTAGTCATAACCCATTACTTTGCTCCTTGCCTTTCCAAATCATCCGCAATTCTTTGTATCATTACCGTTAACTCACGAAGCCATGATACGTTTTCAGTTCTTATTGCTTCTTTAAGCTCTACTAGTATTGTATTACTCA